ATATAAATTATTTAGTAGTTTACAATTATATGATAGAATAGAAATAGGGCAAAATACTTATAAAATAAATTCAATGACTACAAACCTAACAACTGGTAAAACAGAATTTGAATTATTAAATACTGATTTATGATAAAAAATATATTAGACTTATTACAAGAAGTAAAAGGTGAAACGGAAAACATACGTATTGCACAAGGTAAATATGCTTTACCTACAAATGTTAAGAATGGCTACAAACTAATGAAACAAGTATGGAAAAAATAAATTTAGAATTACAAGCAAATACTAAAGAAGCACAAAAAAATGTTGATGACTTAAATAAAAAAGTTAAAGATACGGGCAGAAGTGCGAGAAAAGCTGGTAAAGATTTATCTGCTGGTATGCAAATTGGTAATGAAGCAGTAAGAGGTTTAGACAGATATACTGGTGGTTTAGCATCTAAATTAGTTGCAGTAGGTAAAGCAGCAAAGTTAAGTGGTAAGGCAATGAAAACTGCATTAATATCAACTGGTATTGGTGCTTTAGTTGTTGCTTTAGGTTTAGTTGTTCAGTATTGGGATGATATAGTTGGTTTAGTTGATGGTGTTAGTAGTGAACAAAAAGATTTATTAGAAACTACACAAAAAACTTTAGATGTTCAAGAACAACAATTAAAGTCAACTGGTCAAATGGAAAACACTTTAAAGCTACAAGGCAAAAGTGAAAAAGAAATTAGAGATTTAAAAAGGCAACAAACCGATGAAATAATTACATCTACTGAATTATTATTAGAGCAGCAAAAATCACAGAAAAAAGCACAGGTTGAAGCTGCAGAAAGAAACAAGTCTATTGCTATGGGCATTATTACATTTCTTACTGCACCTATTGTTATGATACTTTCAGTTGTAGATGCTTTAAGTGCTGCAATGGAGAAATTAGGTATAATAGATGAAGCAACTAATTTAGCAGAAGGTTATGTTGAGGGTGTAGCAGAAATGCTTTTTGATCCAGAAGAAGTTGCAACTAAAGGTGATGAAACTATTAACGAAACAGAAAACAAGTTAAGACAATTAAAAAATACAAGGGATGGCTATGCTTTACAAGATAAAGCAGATGCGAAGAAATTTGCAGATGAAAAAGCACAAGATGAAATACAAGCAGAAAAAGATAAAGCAGCAGCACTTGAAAGTATAAGGAAAGCATTAATAGATACAGAAGATGAAGAACGTGCAGAAAAGTTAAGAAAAATAGGTAAAGATTATGATGAGCAAATAAGATTAGCTGAAGAATATTACGGAAAGGATAGTGAAAAAGTTTTAGAATTAAGAGCAGCAAGAAAATTAGCAATAGATGAACAACAAGTATTATTTGATGAACAAGATAAAGCAAAAGAACAAGCTGATTTAGATTATTGGGCAAATGAAAGTGATAAACGATTAAAGAAAGATAAAGAAATATCAGATGCTGCTATCAAAATAGCAGAAGAAGAATTTAAGGCAAAACAAACATCTTTAAATGGTTATGCAGGTGCGTTACAAACAATAGGTGGTGTATTAGGTGAAGAAACTGCTGCTGGTAAATCATTAGCAATAGCATCATCATTAATAAATACTTACGCATCAATAACAGGTACATTAAAAGCATTTAGTGGTGTACCCGTACCGGGTTATGCAATAGCACAAGCAATAGCAACTGGTGTTGCTGGTTTTGCACAAATTAAAAAAATTGCATCTGTAAAAGTACCAAGTGGTAGAGGTGGTAGTGCATCAGTACCAAGTGGTGGTGGTTCAGCACCAGCAACTGAAAGTATACCACCAGCTTTTAATGTTGTAGGTGCAAGTGGTACAAATCAATTAGCAGATGCAATAGGTGGTCAAACGCAACAACCAACAAAAGCATACGTAGTTGCAAACGATGTAACATCAGCTCAATCTATGCAGAGAGCAATAATCGAGGGTGCAAGTATAGGATAAACGCAAAATTTAAAATTAAAAACGTTATATAATTATGAAAATAATAGAACTTATTTTAGATGAAGATCAAGAAGATGCAGGAGTAGAAGCAATATCTATTGTAGAAAGTCCAGCTATTGAATCAGATTTTATTGCTTTAAAAGACCAAGAAATAAAATTAGCAAAAGTAGATGGTGATAAAAAAATCTTAATGGGTGCTTTGTTAATACCTAATAAACCTATTTATAGAAATGGTGCAGAGGGTGAATATTACATTTACTTTTCTAAAGATACAGTACAAAAAGCATCACAAATGTATTTAAAGAATGGCTATCAAAACAATAGTACATTAGAACACGCAGAAACTTTAAGTGGACTAACACTTGTTGAAAGCTGGTTAGTAGAAGATGAAGTACAAGACAAATCAAGAAAATACGGACTTAATGTACCAGTAGGTACTTGGATGGGTGCAGTAAAAGTTAATAACGATGAAATATGGCAAGAATATGTTAAAACAAATAAAGTTAAAGGTTTTTCTATTGAGGGGTATTTTGCAGACAAAATGGAAGCACCTAATGACAAAATTAAAGAAGAGTATTCAAAAGATAAAAGTGATCAAGAAACATTAAATAAAATCATAAATATATTGACCAATGAAAAATAACATTGAAAAGGTATATGGTAAACTACCTAAAAAAGTAAACTTAAAAAATCATAAAGTAGATTTAGAAAGTGCTGAAGAAATTAAAAATTCATTAGAAAAAGCAGATGCAAGTTGGAGTTTATTAGATAATACTTTAAATGATTGGGTAATAAAGTATATAGACTTACTAAATGAAGTAAATTCTGTTGTAAACCTATATGATAATTGGGCAAACGATAGAGATAGTTTAGAAAATTCTATGATTGGTTTTGAAGAAAAAGCAAATGAATTAGGTGTAAACCCTATGACTTTTGAGGGTTTTCAAGAAGCAAGTTTTACAATTGGTGTATTTGAACAAAACACAGAAGATATAGTTGATACAATTAAAATAATTAAAAGCATACCACAATTATAAATAAATAAAAAAATGAAAAGTAGATTAGAAAAAGTATTAGATAAAATGCCTAATAAAAAGGTAGATTTAAAAGCACATAAAGTTGATTTATCACTTGTTGATGATATTAATAATGAATTAGATAGTTTTGAACAAGCTGAATCAGAAGCATCATATTTAGCATACGAATATGGTGATGAAATTATTGATGCCTTTTATGAATTTAGAAGCAAGTACTCATTAGATGATTATATTATTAATGGTAACACAAGATATTTAGAAGAATCAGCAGAAATATTAGCAACTGCATTATCTGAATTACAAACTAAAGCAGAAGAATTAGGTATTGATCCAAATGAAATTTTATATGATTTTGATGATATAAAACAAAGAGTAGATAACGCACCATCATTAAATAGTGATGCAAAAGAAAAATATCGTGAAGTTATAAAATTTAATGGTGATAATGATTTTTGGAAATAATGCCAAGAAACAACAAAAATAAAACATTTATACCAAGTAGGTCATCACCACCTGCTGGTTCATCACGTGCTTGTTTATGTTGGGATAGTAACAAGTATTCTATTGAATGTTGTGATGGTTCTATACACGCACAAGGCATAGGAGTAATAACAAGAACAGACTGAAAACGCAAAAAATAAATTAAAAATCGTTATATAAGTATTATGAAAGCAACCAAAATGTTAAATGACATAAAAACGCTTCTAAACATCGAGGTAAAACTTGAAGAAATGAAGTTAGAAAATGGTACTGTTATCACAACAGAATCATTAGAAAAAGGCAACGAAGTATTTATCGTTACTGATGATGAAAAAGTAGCAATGCCAGTAGGTGAATATATCCTTGAAGATGGTAAGTTATTGATCGTAGAAGAAGAAGGTATCATTGCAGATGTAAGAGATGTATCTGATGATGTACCAGCTAAAGAAGAAACTGAAGATTTAGAAGAAACTATTGAAACGGAAGTACCAGAAGAAGTAGCATCAGAAGTTGAAGCAATAGTTGAAGCAGTAGTTGAAGTTATTGCACCAGTTATTGAAGAAGTAAAATCTGAAATTGAAGAACTTAAAAAACAATACGCTTCTTTAATGGATGACAAAGAAGAAAAAGTAGAAGATAAGAAAAAAGAAGATTTATCTGCTGCTACAAAACCAATTACAAGAAATTCAGCACCAAAATCTAACAAAACTAAAGTAGAGTTTGGAACTGGAAAATTCGCAACAACTTTAGATAGAGTATTAAATAAATTAAATAAATAAAATAGAAATGGCAAATTTAAGAAAAACAAATCTTGCAACTACTGTAAATATCACTACAACTTATGCTGGTGAATTTGCTGGTGAGTATATTGCAGCAGCTTTACTATCTGCATCAACTATTGATGATGGGGGTATTACAGTAAAAGCAAATATTGCTTACAAAGAAGTATTAAAGAAATTAGCAACTGGTTCATTAGTAAGTCCAGCAAGTTGTGATTTTACACCTAATTCATCTGTAACATTAACAGAACGAATTATACAACCAGTAGAATTACAAGTTAACCTACAATTATGTAAGTATGATTTTGTGAACGATTGGGAAGCACAACAAATGGGGTATGGTTTAGGTCAGTCATTACCACCTAAATTTTCTGATTTTATGATTGCACACGTAGCAGCAGAAGTAGCACAAAATACAGAATTTTGTATTTGGCAAGGTGATACAGCAGCAGGTACTAACAATTCATTTGATGGGTTTGAAAAACTAATTGCAGCATCAGCAGCAGCAGGTGATATTCCAGCAGCACAACAAGTAGCAGCAGTAGCTGGTGGTTTAGATGCAACAAACATTATTGCAGAATTATCTAAAGTAGTTGATGCTATACCAGCTTCACTTTACGGAAAAGAAGATTTATTCTTATACATTGGTTCAAAAGCAGCTAAATTCTATGTACAAGCATTAGGTGGTTTTGTAGCAGCAGGTTTAGGTGCAAATGGTGTAAACAATATGGGTACACAATGGTGGAATAACGGATCACTAACTGTTAATGGTGTTAAGATTTTTGTATGTCCGGGAATGTCAGATAACAAAATGTTTGCAGCAACAAGAAGTAACCTATATTTTGGAACTGGATTGTTAAACGATACAAATTCTATTAAAGTATTGGATATGGCAGATTTAGATGCTTCAAACAATGTAAGAATGGTAATGCGTTTTACATCAGCAGTACAGTTTGGAATTGCTGAAGATTTAGTAGAGTACGCTTAAAATTAATTAATCAATAAAATAGGGTAGGTAGGTCATCTACTTACCCTTTTTTTTTAAAAAAAATATAAATAACGCTGATAGAAGTGTAACTACTTGATAATCAGCATAATACAAAAACCTATGTCTTGTTTATTAACAACTGGAAGAAAAATACCTTGCAAATCAGCGTTTGGTGGTATTAAAAGAGTATATTTTGCTGATTACGGTGGTATAACTGCTGTAACAGTAGATAGTACAACTAAAGAAGCTACATTAACTGGTAGCCCAACGTGGTTTGAATTTGATGTAAAAGGTAATTCATCTTTAGAAACTACTGTTACAAGTAGTAGAGAAAATGGAACTACATTTTATACACAAACTTTAAACTTAACACTAACTTATTTAGATGCAAAAACACAATCAGAACTACAAACACTTGCAGTAGCAAGACCATATATTGTAGTTGAAGATTATTACGGTAATAGTTTCTTGTGTGGGTTTGAAAATGGAATGGAATGTACTGGTGGTACAGTAGTAACTGGTGCAGCAGCTGGTGATTTAAGTGGTTTCACACTTACCTTTGAGGGTATGGAAGAAACTGCACCTTACTTTTTAGATGCAGCAGTAACACCTGATGCAACTCAAATAGATCCAACTGCATAGTTTTAATTTTAGTTAATAAATTAAGCATCCTTTATAGGGTGCTTTTTTTTTACAATATAATTTCTACAAATTAGGTAATTATTTACGTTATATAGTTGATGATTATATTAACCACAAGTGCAACTGCACAAACCTTATCTGTAATACCAAGAGATTACTTAACAGATTTTATTATGTCTATACGTGATGATAGTACAAACGTAGTAAAAACCTATGAAATTAATGGTGCTACACAAGTAGGTAATTATTTAACATTTACAAATATATTTAACCCTATATTAGTAGAAAATCATTTTTACGATGTAACATTAGAAACAGCAAATAGTTTTTGGAATACAAATGTTAAGTTATGGGAAAACGATACAACGCTTTGGAATGTAGATGATGCAAGTGATGGTGTTATTTATAAGGATAGAATTTTCTGTACAGATCAAGATATAGACCAAAATAATAATGACTATTATAACTTAAATAAAGGGCAATATACAACCTACAATGGTTATAATAATACTTATATAGTAATATGAAAAGACAAAGAAATAGTAAAGGGCAATTTACAAAAGCATCAAAGGTTTCAGAATTTGGCTTTGTTAATTTAAGTACTTACACAAGTCCAGAAATTAAAGAAGTAAACGGTGAAGATTGGATAGAATACGGTGCAGATAACAATTATTTTCAATACTTAATAGATAGATACAATGGTTCACCTACTAATAATGCTGCTATTAATGGCATTAGTCAAGCTATATATGGAAAAGGACTGAACGCAACTGATAGTAACAGAAAACCTAATGAGTACGCACAAATGATTGCATTGTTTAAAAAAGATGTAGTTAGAAAAGTGTGTTACGATTTAAAGCTAATGGGTAATGCTGCAATACAAGTAATTTACTCAAAGGATCGTAGTAAGATTGTTCAGTTAGAGCACATACCTATTGAAACATTACGTGCTGAAAAATGTGATGAAAATGGTGAAATACCAGCATACTTTTATTTTGATGATTGGGCAAATATAAAACGTACTGATGAACCTTTAAGAATACCAGCTTTTGGAATGTCTAAAGAGGGTATAGAAATTTACTACATAAAACCATATAAAAGTGGTTTTTACTACTATTCACCAGTAGATTATCAAGGTGGTTTACAATATGCAGAATTAGAAGAAGAAGTATCTAATTACCACCTTAACAATATTATGAATGGTTTAGCACCATCAATGTTAATTAACTTTAATAATGGTACACCTAACCAACAAGAACGTAAATTAATAGAAAATAAAATTGCTCAAAAGTTTAGTGGTACATCAAACGCTGGTAAGTTTATATTAGCTTTTAATGACAACAAAGAATCACAAGCAGAAATAACACCAGTACAATTAAGTGATGCACATAACCAATACCAATTTTTAAGTGAAGAATCTACACAAAAAATAATGGTAGCACATCGTATTGTATCACCTATGCTATTAGGTATTAAAGATGGAAGTGGTTTAGGTAACAATGCAGAAGAAATAAAGACTGCATCTTTACTAATGGATAACACAGTTATAAGACCATTTCAAGAACTTTTAATTGATTGCTTTGACAATATACTTGCATACAATGATATTAGCTTAAACCTATATTTTACAACGTTACAACCATTAGAATTTACAGATGTAGATAAGTCAGTACAAGATGCAGATACTATTGAAGAAGAAACAGGTGTTGAAAAAAGAAGATTTAGCCTAAAACAAATTGATGGTAAACAAGCATACGAAACCAAAGAAGAAGCAATAAAGGTAGCAGAAGAAATGGGTTGTGGTGGTTATCACCAGCACGAAGTTGAGGGTGTTACATATTATATGCCTTGCGAAACACACCAAGAATTAAAAGCACCTTGTTGGGATGGTTACGAGCAATATGGTACAAAAATAAAAGATGGTAAAGAAGTACCTAATTGTGTTAAGATGTCTAAAGAAAAAACAGAATTAGATAATTTTTTGGAAGAACTTGGTGAAGATGAAGATTTAGAAAATTGGACTTTAATTGATGAGCGTAAAGTTGACTATGATGATGAGGAAGCATTAGATTATCAAATTAATAAACTAAACAAAAAAAAAGATAAAAGCACATTAGCTAAAATATGGGAATTTGTATCTACTGGAACTGCAAGACCAAATGCAAAAAGTGAACAAGATGAAGTAGTAGGTGCTGCTGCATTTAAAGTAAGATACCAATATGCACCTTTAACAACACAAACAAATAGTAGAGAATTTTGTGATAAAATGGTAGCAGCTAAAAAAATATATAGAAAAGAGGATATTATCCAAATGGATAGCGTAAAGTTGAATTATGGTTGGGCAGAAAAAGGAAAACAAGAACAAGGCTATTCTATATGGTTTTATAAAGGTGGTGGAAAATGTCATCATTATTGGATGCGTAAAACCTATATGTATACAATAGATAGTAAAAGAATTGATATTGATAGTCCATTAGCACCTACCATTAGTGTAAACAAGGCAATAGCTGCTGGGTTTAAACCAGAAAAAAACGATTCATTGGTAGCAAAAAGACCAATAGATATGCCTAATGAGGGCTTTATAAACAGATAATTATGGCTACAACTTTATTTATAAATAGAACAGATTTGATCCGTAATTCAATTATGGATGGTAATGTTGATACTGATCGTTTTATTCAGTTTATTAAGATTGCACAAGAAATAGATGTGCAGCAAATAATGGGAACTAAAATGTATGATGGTTTAACTACTGCAATACCTAATATTGATTTACCAGCTAATGCAAGATGGAAAACAGTTTTAGATGATTATATAGCACCAATGTTAATATGGTATGCACAATCTAACTATATGCCATTTGCAGCGTATCAAATAAAAAATGGTGGGGTGTTTAAACATACATCAGAAAATGCACAATCAGTAGATAAAAACGAAATAGATTTTTTAGTAGAAAAAGCACGTACAAACGCTGAATGGTATAGTAGAAGATTTATTGACTTTATGAGTTTTAACCAAACTACATATCCCGAATACACAAGTAACATAAATGATGATATATACCCAAGTAATGATGCAACTTTTAATGGGTGGGTATTATGATTTATAAACCGAAAAAAGCAAACATAGAAAAACTAAAAACCTTTTTAAAAAGGGTTAAAATAAAAAACAAAAAATAGTATGGCAACTTTATTTAATACTAAAATATCTGATACTTACGAGGGGTTAATAAAAACATCTAATAATGGTGTAATAGGTGCAGTAGAACAAAACTTAACAGATGGTTCAGGTAACGCATCAACTTTAAGTATAGGTACATCATCTGCAAGTTTTACTGGAACTTTAGATTTAACAAACGCAACTGTAGTTGGTTTATCAAGTGGTGCAGTTGATAGTGTAAACGGGCAAACGGGTGTTGTTGTTCTTACAACTACAAATATAGCAGAGGGTACAAATTTATATTTCACAGATGCAAGAGTAAGTGCAAACAGTAACGTTGTAGCTAATACTGCAAAAGTAGGTATTACACCAACACAAGCAAATGAAATAGCTGCTAATACATTAAAGGTAGGAATAACTACAAGCCAAGCATCAGACATTACAACAAACAATGCAAAAGTTACATTCCCCGAAGCACCTAACGATGGGCAACAATATGCAAGACAATCACAAGGTTGGTCATTAGTAACTGGTGGTGGTGGTGGTGCAGTTGATTCAGTTAATGGGCAAACTGGTACAGTTGTTCTTGATACTGATAATATAAATGAGGGTACAACTAATTTATACTATACCGATGCAAGAGTAAGTGCAAATAGTAGTGTAGCAGCGAATACTTCTAAAGTAGGCATTACATCACAACAAGCAACGGACATTACTAATAACAATGCTAAAGTTGGAATTACTACAAGTCAAGCATCTGACATAACTAACAATAATGCAAAGGTTGGTATCACAACGCAACAAGCAACCGATATAACAAACAATAATAATAAAGTAGGTATAACTACTGCACAAGCTAATGAAATAGCAGCAAACACTCTTAAAACAGGTATTACAACGCAACAGGCTACTGATATAACAAACAACAATGCCAAAGTTGGAATAAGTACACAACAGGCTGCTGATATTACAGCTAATAATGCAAAAGTAGGTTATACTGATGCTTTAGTTTCTGCAAATTCTGATGTAGTTGCCAATACAGCAAAGGTTGGTATAACCTCAAGTCAAGCATCAGAAATATCTGCAAACACTTTAAAAAATTCTTACCCTACTGCTGATGCAACTAAACTTGCAGGAATACAAGCAGGTGCAGAAGTAAACGATGTAGATAGCGTAAATGGTTTAACGGGTGCAGTTTCTTTAGGATTGCTTGATTTAGATGATGTAGGTGCAGATGGAATAAGTGGGCAAGTATTAACAACTAATGGTAGTGGTGCTTTTACTTTTACAACTGTAAGTAGTGGTGGTGGTGGTGTTTCAAGTGTAACGGGAACAGGTACAGTAAGTGGTTTAACATTAACAACGGGGGGTACAAGTACTGATCCTATATTAACATTAGGTGGTACATTAAGTTTAACAAGTGCAAACGTTACAAGTGCTTTAGGCTTTACTCCATACAGTAATACAAACCCAAACAATTATATTACGGGAATTGATAGCAGTGATGTTACAACTGCTTTAGGTTTCACACCTTACAATGCTACCAATCCAGATAATTTTATTTCTACATATACAGTAACAAATTCTGATGTAATTACTGCTTTAGGTTTTACACCATATAACAACACAAACCCAAGCAATTTTACAAGTAATTTAGGGATAGTACAAAGTGTTACGGGTAATGCAGGAATTTTAGAAATTGTTAATGGTGTTTTAAATGTACCACCATCAGCAGGTGCACCAGTAGATAGTGTAAATGGTGCAACGGGGGTAGTAGTGTTAGATACAGATAATATTGCACAAGGTACAACCAATAAATATATGGTATTGGGTACAACTGCAAGTACTGCTTTAGCAGGTAATACAAGTTTATTACAACTTGGATTAACATCTACTACTGCTCTTGCTGGTAATACAACTACAATTACACCAACACAAGCTGCAAATATTACAACCAACAATAGTAAGGTTTCTATGGTTTTAGGAACTACTGCTGGTACTGCTTTAGAGGGTAATACTACAGTAATAACAACTGCACAAGCAAACGAAATAACTACAAATACTGCTAAAGTTTCATTTGTAGATGCACCAAGTGATGGTAATGAATACGCAAGAAAAAATGCAGCTTGGGTTGTGGTTACTGATGCAGATAGTGTTACAAGTGTAAATACTCAAACTGGTGCAGTAGTACTTGATACGGGTGATATTGCAGAAAATGGAAATCTTTATTTTACCGATGCAAGAGTTGCAGCAAATTCAGCAGTTACATTAAATACTGCAAAGGTAGGTTTTACACAAGCATTGGTATCTGCTAATACTGATGTTGTAGCTAATACTGCTAAAGTTGGTATCACTACACAACAAGCTACTGATATAACCAATAATAATTCAAAGGTTTCAATGGTTATCGGTACTGCTGCAAATGAAGCAATGGCAGGTAACACTACAGTAATTACATCAACACAAGCATCTGATATAACTGCTAATAATGCTAAAAATTCTTATCCAAGTGCAGATGCAACAAAGTTAGCAGGAATTGAAGATAATGCAGAAGTTAATGTGCAATCAAATTGGAATGAAACAGATACAAATAGTGATGCTTTTATTCAAAACAAACCAACTATACCAAGTGCTGCACCCGTAGATAGTGTTAATACCCAAACAGGTACAGTAGTTTTGACAACTGCAAATATTTCAGAAGTTACTAATTTATATTATACAGAAGCAAGGGTTACAGCAAATTCAAGTGTTGCTGATAACACTGCAAAAATATCTTTTGATGCAACATCAAGTGCAAAATTAAACAATATTGAAGCAGGTGCAGAAGTAAATACTATTGATAGTAGTGTAAGTGGTGAACCAACAGGTTCTGACCAAGTTATAAATGTAGTTAGTTTAACACAAGCAGAATATGATGCTGGTACACCAGTAGCAACAACATTATATATAATAACGTAATATGGCTATTAAATTAGGATCAAGTTTTAGTACCTTAAAATTAGGAAGTACAACTGTATCAAAAGCATATTTAGGTTCAACACAAGTTTACCCAAATATTGGTGGTGTAGGTTCGGTTACAATAAGTCAAGCAGGTATAATACGAATACCTGAAGCTGGAACAGGTGGTTGTACTCAAAGAAGTGTATCCCCTACTGGTGGTAGTGGTTTTACTTGTAATGCAACATTTAGTGCAATATCTGGAAGTATATATTTTGAATGTACATCTATACCAAACATAACAAATGCAGGTAGTAATTATTCAGTAGGGGATACTATTACATTAGATATAACATCAGTACCAGATAGTAGGGAATTAACTTATGTTAAATTAACAGTAGCAAGTATTGTATAAAAATTTAGTATCTTTGATTATAATTTAAAAAATATATAAAATGTCAAAAATCACAAAAGAAGAATTAACATTATTACAAGAACAAGATCAAAGAAAAAGAGCAATTTTAAATGATATGGGTTTACTGCAAACGCAAGTACATACATTAAGCCATTTATTTGCTCAACTTAATCAAGAAATTGAAGATAATAAAAAAGTACTTGAAGATAAGTATGGTGAAGTAAATATTGAATTATCTGATGGTAGTATTAAACCAGTAGAAAATGGAAAAAATTAGTGAACATATAAGCTATAAAGAAGCAACATATTCAAATACTGCAAATAGATTAGGTATTGAAAACGTACCTAATGATAAGCAACTTAAAAGTATGCAAACAGTTGCAGAAAAAGTTTTTGAACCATTACGTGAATGGGTGGGTTGCCCTATAAAAGTAAACAGTTTTTTTAGATCAAAAGAATTAAATACTGCAATTAAAGCAAGTTCATCAAGTAGTCATTTAAAAGGTCAAGCAATAGACATTACAAGTATGACTTGTGATAAAGATGATTGTAAAACAAATTTAGATATGTTTCATTACATAAAAGATAATTTAGATTTTGACCAACTTATATGGGAATTTGGTTCTGAACCAAAATGGTTGCACGTTTCTTACGTATCTAAAAAGAAAAATAGAAAACAAGTTTTGGTTATTAAAAGACCAGGTAAATATTATACTTATAAATAATTAATTATGAAAGTAGGAAAATACGAATTTGATACTTTAGAAAATTTTGAAGATGCAAAAACAGGTGTTGATGCTATAAAAAATACAATAGTTGAATTAGGTTTTAATAATGAAAAATATAGAGTAGATGTTTTGTGGGATGGTGAAGAATCACACCCTACTAAATGGCTACCTTTTGCTATTGATATTGAGGATGAGGGGGTACATTGTTTTTTTGAATACCCATATTTAGAAAACAAATTTTAATAAATATTAAAAATGATAACAGACTTTAAAACATTACTTATAAACATAGGAGCGTTCGGTATTTCTATGACAAATATAGATATAGCATTAAAAATTATACTTGTGCTTGTAACAATAGGTTACACAGTACAAAAGTGGTATTTACTTAATAAAAAGAAAAATAAGTAATGCCAAAAAAAAAGTTTAAAGATACAAGAGTAGGCAAGTTTCTGGTAAAAGCAGCACCAAATATTTTAGGTGTTGCAAGTGAATTATTACCTGATGCTGGGGTACTTGGTATGGTTAAACAACTTATTTCAAATGATAGTGAATTACCAGCTAAAGATAAAGAAGAAGCATTAAAACTTATTGAACTTGATATTGTAGAAGCACAAGAGGTTAGTAAAAGATGGACTGCTGATATGGCTTCTGATAGTTATTTAAGTAAGAACACAAGACCAATGACTTTGATTTTTCTTACGGTATCTATGATACTTTTGATTGTGCTTGATTCTTTAAATATTGATTTTGGTGTAAATACTGAATGGATAGAACTACTTAAAAGCCTTTTAATAACTGTTTATGTTGCTTACTTTGGATCAAGGGGGGTAGAAAAATTTAAATACATATCCCAAAAAAAATAGAATATATTGCCAAAGTCATTACATTTTTATTAATTATATATTTCTTTAGATATATATTTATATTTATTTATATTTGTTATAGAATATATTTTGGTATTTATTTTTAGATATATAAAATACTAAATTATAAAAAATTCAAAGTTATTACATTTTTTTTAAAAATCAAAAACAAATATTATGAATGAAACGAAATGTTTAAAAATTAGAAAAGAACACTATATGCTTTCAATAAGAGGTGTTGTAGTAGGTGAATTTGAATTAAGTGAATTAAGGCATTTAATTGAGGTTATAGATAA